CTCTGCCGTCTCCATCTTCCTCCACTCCGGGAAGGTGCGGGCGATTCTTTCTGCTTCGATCTCGCGTATATCCGGAACAACGATTTTTATTCCGGAATCAAAAACGAACCATTCTATCAGATCGGGGTTAGCCTCCATCAGCACGTCAGCATAATTCTCATTTCCGTAGAATCTGAATGCGACTGAATCCCAAGTGTCGCCCTGAACGGTTATATAGTTATTACTTGGCAAGCGATCGCCTCCTTACTTAAACGACGAGCGTTTGACGTCTGATTCGTATTCACGCATCATTTTTGCGAATTCGGATTTTGACATTTTGTCGGCTCTCCTTACGCCGTCCATGATGGCCTCGTTGGAGCTGCCGTTGATCTGGTAGGTCGGACTGTAGCTGATATGATTGACCGATGAGCTGCTGTAGCTGTTGGAATCTCCGCTGTCAAGAGCGTTTGCTCTTTCGGCGAGCGTTGGTCGTGAAGCGTCATCGTCCTCCGCGAGCTGACGGATAAGCTCCGGCAAATCGAAAGAATAACGATCGCCGCTTTCTTCATCCGCGTCACCGCTAAGGATCCTTTGCGTCTCCGCGGCCGTGAACACTTGGCTGCCTTCTGCGTTCACAATCAATTCGGGGCCTTCTTCGCCGGCGAGAAACACGTCTGCTGAGTGCTTTGTGCCTTTCGCGTTTGCTTCTACAAACGGAGATGCTTGAGCATAGGCATACACACCGTTAGGCGTAAGAGCCGAAAGCACGGCAGATTTGACGGCGCCGGTAGCGTTGCCGAACGACGCGCCTGCAATCTGCGAGTTGATTTCGCTCACGTATGCTTGAACCGTTTCTTTTGCTGATTTTTTCGCCTCGTCGCTCAGGTTCATCGCATTGATAGTGGACTCTGCTTTTTTCTGCAGGCTGTCCATCGTATTACTGAAATCAGTTTTGTAATCAGCGACGGTTTTGGCGAATTCTCCCTCTGCGCTCTTTACGCCGTTGAAGTCGTCATTCAGCTTTTTGACGAGCTCTTTAGCGTCCTTCTCGTTGAGTCCGTCGAGCTCGGAAATAATTTGATTTATATATTTTCCGGATTCCTCCGAACCATCTGAAAGGGAAGTGATCAGGCCGTCTGTGATCCCATACTTCTGAGCCTTCTGCAGGTTCTCGCTGTATTTTTTGATCCAGTTGATCTGGCTTTCCCATGTCTCCGTCAGTTTGCCGGTGGTGATTTCCGTTTCGGTCGACAGCTCCGTTGTTAATCCGACGGTGTTCTGAATACTCTTTTGCGCCGACTCAAAGGCTTCATCGTAGGCAGCGGCAAGATTATCAAGGTCGCCTTGGACTCCTTGGATCGCTTCGGATGCCGCTTCCTCCCACTTTTTCTGACTTTCTGCAGCTTCGTCGGTAGCTCCTGAGACCTCGAGCATTTTTGACTCATATTCATCGAGCTTGCCTTTCATAGACTCGATGTTGCCTTTTGCTTCTTCGAATGCCTCGCGGAAGGTTCCTTTTATGGTTTCGCCGGCAGCGTTTGTATATTCGATTTGTCTGTTCCAGAAGTCTTGATATTCTTGATAATCCCAAACAGTTGCAAAACCGTCGTTTTCTTCGACCGCTGCCATGTATTTGTCACTCGCAGCGACCGCTTCTCTTTTGAGCTTGTCGAATTGCTCCTCCTGCTTTTGAAGCAGGGCATACGTCTCTGTCCACTGGCTCTGCGCGTTTTGGTACTGCTCTTTATTGTATAGGGCTTCAAGGTAACCTTTGAGCGCTTCTTTGGTGTTTGCGGTTTTACTGATGACGTCATCGTATGTCAAATTTAACCCCTCATATTCGGAGTTTAATTTGGCGATGATCGCCTTCATTTCCTCTTGAGCTGCTGTTGTGACTGTCGTTTGCTCAGCGAGAGCGAACAGCTTGTTTACCAAATAGCCGGCGTTCGCAGCTTCTTCTTCGAGCTCATCCGATTTGTCTTGCTCGAGCAGCTTTGCGAAACTATCCGAAATCTGAGCCTGATCGGAGAGCAGCTCTCCGTATGTCTGCTGACTGTTTTCAAATTCCTCAGTCAGCTTTCCTATCTTTTCTTTAAGCTCCAGCGCTTCAGTGGACGTCTTTCCGTATTTCTCGACGGCTTCGTCGTATTTCTGATTGAGCCTGTCGAGCTCGTCCTTTTGTTGTTTGGACGTCTCGGTCAGCTCTTTTCCGTTTCGCGAGGCGTCGTTCATCGCTGCGACTAATGCGACAATTCCTGCGGTAAGGGCGACAGCGGCGGAAAGGATTGCAAACACGGGGTTTGCATCCATGGCTGCGGTGAACATATTCGTGGCGATCTCTGCGGCTTTGACGGCGATGGTATAGCCTACTAATGCAGCGGCAAATACACCAACGGCGACCGCGACGCCGGTGACGGCTGCTACGACTTCCGGGTGCTCCTTGACGAACGCTGTAACTCCTTGCAGGATTTCGGATCCCATCTCGTACAAATCGGAAATTGCCGGCGAGAGCTGTTCTCCGATTGCGATTTCAAGATTATCAACGGAATTTGTAAACACCTTCTGCGCGTGCTCTGCTGTGTTTTCCATTTTTCCGTATGCATCCGCTGTTGCGCCGACGCTGTTTGCCATCTGAGAAACGGTTCCGTTGAATTCTTTTGCGCCTGAATTAAAAATAGCAAGGGCGCCCTGCTTTGCACGGACGTTGCTGAACAGGTTTGCGAATGCTGTGGAGTCTCCGTCTACTGACTGACCGATAATATTTAAGACATCACCGAGCGATTTGCCTTCGCTCATCAGTGCGGAGAAGGACTTGCCGGTTTCCTCGCGCAATACATTTGACACGTCACTTCCGTCTTTTGCAAGCTCCGAAAGCATGGCACGGAGCGACGTTCCTGCGGTTGCTGTATTAATGCCCTGCTTGGTCATGGTGACCATTGCTGCCGACACGTTCTCCATGTTGACCTTGTATGCGGCCGCTGTCGGGATCACTGTGCCGAGTGTTTGGCCGAGCTCACCGACGGTTGTTTTGCCGAGCTTCTGCGTAGTGATGAGCATGTCTGAAATATTCGTTGCACGGCTGGTTTCCAATCCGTAGGCATTGAGCGCAGTTGTCAATACATCAACTGCAGTTGTTGTATCGGTGAATCCACCAACTGCGAGCATGTTGGATTGCCTTACAAAATCAACCGCATCAGCGGTTTCCACGCTTGCGGAGATCGCCTGATACACGGATTCCGAAAGGTCGTTAACTGATTGTCCTGTATCCTGTGAAAGCGTTGTGATGTCGTTTTTTATAGTCTCCATCGACGCCTGCGCCGGATCCGCGATGGTGGATATCTTGGCGAGTGCTGTTTCGTATTGGTCGGCGGCTTCGACGCATTCCATAAATGCTTGCGCTGTCTCGTTGAGGATCGCCATTATTCCGGCGGAAGCAAGCGCTGCGTCGAGATTTGATACTGCTTCGGACGAGCCTGATCCGAAGCTCCGGCTGCTTTTCTCTGCGTCTGCGAAACTGCCGGAAATATTCTTTGAACCTTTTGTAAGCTCGTTCATTTTTTGAGACGCTGCCGTCACCGACTTATTATACGATGAATCGACGCGTCCGGTTATCTTGACTTGGATTTCCTGCGATTTTGGCATAAATCAATCACCTCGTCCATTATTTCAATTAGCTCTTGAAGTGGCAGATTCATGAAATAATCAATTCCTGTGAACAGCTTCATCGAAAGGCTTATTGAAATCCGCAGTATTGCTTTTGATTCGCCAGCGCCGCTGAGGCCTACAGAATCAAAAAATTTCTGATTTTAACCTCGAGCCTTGTTGCGTCTTTTGCTCCGATTACATCGAAAAACTCAAGCGGGAGCCCGGTTCCCTTGGCTGCTACAAGCTGGAGATAGAGCGAATCGAACTCTTTGACGTTGCCCGCGATTCTTCCACCTTTAATTTTGAAAAGGCGATCAAGCTCACGTATGTCTCTGCCGTTGAGATCTTCGAGTCCTGCTAAGTCGATTTCCGTGTATTCCTTGCCTTCGAATGTAACGGGCTTAACCAACTTGAACACTTTTGACGTATCAACTTCGGCGGATGTTTCTTCATCGATTTTAACGATTTTCTTATCGTCCATTGTCGTTTCTCCTCTCAAAAAGCAAAAGGGCGGTTGCCCGCCCTTTTTTATTAACAATTCTTTCTAATGTCTGCGAGCAAATCTTCGCCGTCTACGATGAACACCTCATTGAGCTTGTCAATCTTGATGACGGTCTGACCGTCGATCTCGATATGGACATAGGTCAATTCAAGCGTTACGCTTGATCCCATGGTGTCAGCGGCTTTAACTTTACCGGGCGAAATTGATTTGACATATCCTTTGAACGTGGTCTTAAGCGCCACGTGTTTATACGCTCCTGTTGCGGAGTCGATTGTCTGGATATCGCCACGCAACATAACTGTTGCAATTTTGTTCAGCTTGAACTGCTTGAAGACGTTTACCGTCAAAACGTTAAACGGAATAGCCTGCTCGATTGAACCGATCTGTCCCGGCACGGGCACGTCCATGTCTCCCAGCAGGCCGGCTCCGGAAACGGTCGCTGTAACAGCGCTGAGATCGGGGAGTGTTACTTCTCCGGAAACGCCGATCAATTTGCTGTTGTCGCCTCCGTAGACGTTAAAATTACTGATTACTTCAGGGATGTTCATTCGTTTTCACCTCCGATATTGATCAAGGCGTTCTCGAGCATGCTGGCGTCATACTCGAAGATTCCCTCGATGGATTCTGCAGGCGGATAAGGGGCTAAGAACTGATGGAATACGATTCTGCCGTTTTCCAGCTGCTCGACGGGGTTCTCACTGCTGATGAATTCAATCCTTGCGCCGGCGCACTTGCCACCTGCTACGAGCGAGGACAGGAACTGATTCTCGTCCTCGAGGATGGACTCGACGAGTCTGTAGTTTGCGAGGCTGTCGATCCTCGAGAGATACTGAATGATGAACCTGTTTTCGAGCCAGCTGAAAATGCGGCGACAACCGATCCAACGGCTTTTTGGCTCGGTGGTTTCCGGGTAAGCCGCTGTATTGTTGCCCCACGTTCTCCAACCATTCAGATTGATTGCGGTTACGATGCCGAAACCATTCAGCGCGTTCGCCGTTGCCTGATCGATGTAGATTTCAGCTCCGCTGGAGTTGCAGATTGCCGAAATGCCGATTGTCTTGTTGGACGGCGTCAGGCACGGCACATCGTCGTTCATCGCGTCGTAATATGCGAGGACGGCTCCCAAGATAGCCGACAAGCTAATTACGCGCTGGCCGACCTTTGCCTTCGGCCACACGGCGATCGCGTGGGGAGAAATGATGGCAGCTGAATCCTTGGCCGCCTTAATGCTCGCGGGAACGGCTGCGCTGTCGGCGATGTCGATGATTGTTTCGGCGGAAAAGGAGCCGTTCACGTCCGTGGTCTTAGCCTGAAGCGCTGCCGCAACAACAGCGGAGGTGAAGCCGGGCGCGATTACGATCGAGGCAAATCTGCCGAATTTAGGATATACGGAGCGCACGAGCTCGATGCCGGTCATCGCTCCGGTCGTGGCGTTGAAGCCGCCGACGATGTCAGAGTCGATTACTGCCTCCGGGTTCAGCTTCTGCGCGGTAATTGAAATCGTCGCGCCGACTTTGTCCGTCAAAGCGGAAATAACGACTTTGCCATCGCTGTCAAATGCAGCGATGTAGTCGGTGCCGCGCACGAGGTCGTTTTCTCCGCTGACTGCGCTGATGGTGTCGAGCAAGACGCCGCTTGCGGAGATGGTTGCCTGTGAATTGGTGACGGTGATGGTTTCTGTTACTTCTGTTTTGTGTGTGCTCGGATTCAGTACGTTGATGAATACGACCGGAGCGACGCGCACGAGCTTGAAGTATGCATACATCGCCTCGCACAAATTGTAGTTTGCGAAATCCTCCGAATAACCGAACAGCGTCTTTGCCTCGTCGAATGAATGAACGAGCGTCGGGACGTTGGTTACTGCATAAGGATCCGCTGCGAGGTTCACGGGCGCTTTGCCGACAATTACGTGAATCCCTGCGGTTGACTGCAGGGAACCGACGTCGGTTCCGTTTACCTCGGAGATGGTGATGCCATGCTGGTAAGGCATTTGAAATTCCTCCTTTATTCTGTGGCTGCTTTGAATGCTGCGTAATAAACGCCGCGCTGAAGGATGAT